GCATCATCTCGAAGACACCCTGAGAATTTCCAAGTCCCAATTGTGAAGTCTGAGAACTCATCAAAAGAGGTCTTCGAGGAACTGAAGAAGCTCAACCCAGAGGAGCAGAAAAAAAGGCCAAAAGTATTAGAAGCATTAATTGATCTAGTTCATGAATTCCGGAAAGATACTAAGCATGAAGAAATAAATCATGAAGTGGAATTACTTCCTTGGTGTTTAGCACGTTTGCTAAAGCAGGGGTTTTTTGATAGTGATTGCTTTGCCAAGCCACAACATGGGGGAGATAGAGAAATTCATGTTCTAGAAATTAGTGCCAGGCTAGTCCAATTTCATGTGGAGATGGTTTCCAGAGTGTTTTGTAAGTTTTTCATTTCAGAAACAACCATAAATCCTGATACAAAGAAGTATTTTGTTTCAAATCACTATCAAAGGAGTAGAGATGTTTTCAAAACGAACTATTTTGTGTCATCAAAATCAGCAGATGCAACCAAATGGTGTCAATGTCATCACTCTTCTCATTTCTCTGCTATGTTCAGCGTGATTAGTCCAGAGCCACTCAGGCCGTTCTTGATATCTGCACTATCACTATGGCCCAAGAAGAGATTAAGTTTCCCGCTGCAGCAAGTGTCTGATTTCCTAGCAAATCCCAAAGTGATTTCCAATCCTACTTATGAGAGGTTCCACCATGAGTTCTACACTGGAACCGGAATCTTCAGAAATTCTAGTTCCAATAAGATTGAAATTGTATCAGGCATGTTCCAAGGAATTTTGCATACAACTAGCTCGTTATATCACACCATGATACAAGAAGCCATGAAGGCAATATGCTCCCAATTATTATCTGATATAGGATTTCCCTCTCATATTATTACCATAGTGCAAGGGAGCGATGACTCTGGCATGATGTTATCATTACCTGGTCCCATAACCGCACAAAAACTAATGTTATCTAGGCGCATATTGCAGTACAAAGAGAATGTTAGTGCACATCTCTCAATATATAATAGTTCAGATAAATCATCAATAGGAACATTAGATCTAGTTGAGTATAATTCAGAGTGGTATGTCAGACATAAAATAGTGAAGCCAACATTTAGATGGATTAGCGCTGCATTCTCCATTAATGTGACTGAGAGATTCATAGACAGGATTAGAAACTTTAATAGTGTGTTAACAGAATGCCTCACTGGAGGAGCTTCCACTCTAGAATGTGCTGTCATACAGCTGTTCCAGTGCATGTTCCACTACATGCTGCTCGGAATCTTCTGTCAACTGACCAGGTTTGAAACTGTAGAACTCTTAACAAGAAGTCCAGAGCCTTTATTGGGGTTCTTTCCTTGTGATTTTGACATTTGTGCTGGGGTCACAGGAGTGGAGTTCAGCTTGTATTCTCTTTTCCGAAACTCTTCTTATGGGTCATCAATCAAATCCAGATTTGATTCAGATGTAGAATTATCATATACTTCTGATGAGGCTCCATCTTTCATGCAAACAAAAGATTTGAAATCAGTGAGATTGAGGATGGGCCACATGTCAATATATGAGAAACTAGTAAAGAATATCTCCTTAGGGACTTTTGAAGAGGCTGTAGAAGCAGTAGAGAGGGATCCTTTGCTAGTGTGGGGTAGACACACTTCCTGGGATGAAGAGAGGCCTAATCTCTTGCTCAAGGTGTTTTCCCCTGGAGTTAAAGAGAGTTTGTCCAACGTTTCCCCAAGTCTGAGAATGATAGCAGCATCAGCTTATTTACACATCTTCCCTTGCTTATCCAAATGGCAAGATGAAACTCTCAGGAAATATAGCCTATTGTCACTTTTAAAGAGTAATGATGAGGATCCAAAACTCAAGCCTGACATTAATTCTGTATTCCCCCTGTCAAATGAATTCTTGAGACTATATGACTCTATAGTGGCAATGAGTACATCCATGATAACAGTTGACAGCAAGTTGAGGAAAGTCAGCAAATCAACTGTTCTTGTTTTTGAGCCGCCTTCTGATCAGTTACCTTTGATTGACATGTGTAAGAGACAGTGGTTGAACTTAGGGAAACTACCCTTAAGCAGAGGACAAGTTAATGCTCATTGGATAGCATTATGTGAGAAGTTTCCCTTCATATCTAACAAGCCTGGAATAGATGGACTATATGATACAGCTAAAACCTTGAAATGCACCGTTATAGAACTAAAGTCTTTCTTGGAGAGCCTAACACTAAGGGCAAGAGAAGTTAAACTACAAGATACAGAAGCAAAGGGAAAAGATATTCTCCACATAATGAGTAGGATTTACTGGCCAAATACTCAAATCCGGCATGTTAGAGAGGGAGATGATTCATTAGCCAGAGCATTGAGATCTCAACTCTTTAGCATATCAACTTATTGGCAAGTACAAAGCAATTTAAGTGATATGGTGAAACAGATCATAATGGATAGCTGCCTATTAAAGAAAGACTTCCATCACATTCCTAACTCATT